GGTAAAACTTTTCTAGTGTATTCTTCGTTATGTATTAAATTACTTAAAGCTGTTTGTTCAATTCTTGGCATTTAGTTTATCTTCTTTTAGTTTTTCATCAAGCAACACAACAAGTATATCGCCAATATGGTTAATAAATTCTTGACTATCGCAATCTGCTTCTATATTGTTTTCTATAACAGTATAGTCAAATTGCATAGGCAAAGTGCCATCGGGTCTTTTTTCAGACTCAGGTCTGATCCCAACGGCACCGTACTTGTAAACTATTGATGAAAATGGACCACTAATAAGTTTAAGCGCTGTAAAATCCTGGTCAGGTTTTTCTACGAACACATAATCTTCCCTATGTTTAGGGTTAGTCGTCTTGTGAGGTATCGGTATCTGCTTCAACTCCATCTCCATATTTAAACTCTTTACTACATACTCCATCTAATTGTTCTAGTATCTCTTTAGTGAAATATTTTGTCGGGTCATTATTAATTGTTTTACCAAATGCTTTTGATCCGTCTGGTAATTCAATCCTAGTAGAAACTTGTTTAAATATATTATGTTTTAAAGCCAAGTCTAGTAGACCGTAATATCTATCCAAACCTTTGCTGTAGGTTAATCTAACATCTACAACTTTGTTTTCTTTGGTTAATCTTGATTTATAATTCTTACAATGTATTATATTACCAATAACTTCTGTACCATCTTTTTCTTTTCTTTTAGATAGATATACAATTGATGAGGCAGCATATTTTAATCCTGATCCGCCACCCATTTCTTTTTGTGGGAACATAGAACCAATAACATCATATGTATGATTAGTAATAATCAAAGGTACTTTTGCTTTACCTAGTTTTAATGTTAATACTCTAAAGACAGCCTTGACTATTTGTGCCCTTGTCATATCTTTAGTTTCTTTTCCTGCTTGTGTGTCTTCAATTTCTTTTGTAGTAGATAACATACCTAAACTATCTAATACTAATAGTAATGGTTTTCTATCTGAAGCATCCTGTTGTGTGTATTTTTCAAGCACAGTAAGAGCTTGATGTCTAAATTCTTGTACAGTAGTCACTGGCATTACAACCATTCTAGTACTGTCTATTCCTCTTTCTTCTATAATCTCTTTTGTAATTGCTGATTCTGATTCGAAGAATATTACTCCAGCATCTGGATTCTGGTCAAGAAAACTTTTACACATTCCTAATACAAAGAAAGTTTTACCTGTAGCACTTTCACCTGCGATTGCTGTTATCTTATTTGAAGGGAGTCCTCTATGAATAGAGCCGCCTAATAAGGCATTGAATATATATGAACCTGTATCTATGAATGAATCAGTATCACCTGAAGCACCGTCTGAAACTAAACTAGCATATTCATTACCAGTTTCTTTAATTATATCTTTTAAAAAATTACTCATTTGTATCCTCAATTGTTTGAATTACATTATCTATAATTATACTACATCTATTTATAAGAGTCAAGCACTTAACCAAAAAATTCATCTAAATTTGCCTTTCTCGAATTACCAAATAGGTCTAATGTTTTATCGCCGAAACACCAAACATTCTCTATAAACAATTTATTCATATGTTCATTTAGTTTTTCTTTACTAAACTTACCATCACTATCATTAAAGACAGCCTTACCTTGTGGTCTTTGCATAATTCTCATGCCAATTTGACCAAGAAACTTATCTTTTAATCTATTCACGAGCTCATCACTTGATCTATAACGAGTACCTTTGATCTTAGGATCCATTATATTAACAAATAAAAATCTTGATATTGCCATTGACTTCTCAGCAACTGGTAAATAGAAGTCATCACGCCATCTTTCATACTCATTAAATTTAGACCATGATTGATCTTCTTGAAACTCACCACCTTTGTTATATTCTTCGGTAGAAAAATAAGGGGGAGAAGTAAATGCAACATCTATCGGTGGCAACTTATGATATGGCAAGTCTTCAGCACCACATCTCCATATCGTTACCTTTTTAGGTTTAGCTAATAGTTTATTATATTTTGATATTTGTTCAGTATATCTAGCATATGTATTTGGATTAGGATCACAGCCATAGTATTCTTCGGCGTCACTAGCAAAGAAACCTGCAAGTCTATCACCCCAACCACAACTTGTATCTAATACAGTTTTAGCATTTGTCATCTGATATATTGCTTTTGCAACAACAGGTTTAAATTGTGTTGCGATATATGTACCAAGTCTGAAAGCACTCATGTAACTTTTAGAACTTAATTCACCACCTAGTAATTGTTCAGTTTCAGTACCATCTAAATCTCTAACAGTTTTTTTCTGAACATCATTAATACCACGCCATATAGGACCTAAGCATTTCCATATATCATATGCGTCACCATTTTCCCATACTTCTTTAGGTGCTCTAAATCCATAACTACCACATTCTAATCGTAGGTCTTGCATAAAATAATTTGATACATTATTGTAAGTACTTGGTCCATTAATTAAACCTAGTCCATACTTCTTATAACTATATTCGTAATCATCATACTTTTCAAATACTTCTTTCTCAACTTGTTCTTTTGGTGTACAAATTGAATTAGTATTAAAGTTTCTTAAAGAATTAAAACTATCTCGCATATCATCTTCTGATATCTCTTTTAATGGAAATACAGGTCGTTCAGTAGCAATATAATCAGCAAGGTTTTTCCTCATCTCCTCCTTGCCGTATTCTGCGTTCATTGATTCAAATGTCTTGTTATCTAAGATAGGCAACTTATCGTCCCCAGCGGCCGCTAATAGACGGCTATATAGTGTATTATTACGATTATAGTCTTTCATTCTTCTCCTTCGATTTGTAGTACTTAAATAACTTAACATACCATTTAAAACAAGTTGGATAGTTCTCTGGATTTGGTATGCTAGGAAACATATTTAAAAATTCTTCTATTTCTTTATCTTCTTCTGTCATTAAAAAAACTCATCTAAAGTTGCTTTTCTTTCAAAGTTCCAATTGATTGCTTTCACAATAAATCTTAATGGTTCTAAAAATGATTTTGTAAACATATCATCATAATCAATGTATTGATGTAGTTTAAATTCTTTCGGCAATTGATTTGAAAATGATATTACATTTTCTCTCAAAGTATTAGGTTCTTTTAATGTAATAAATTTAACCTTATCGCCGTCTTGTATTGTTTCATATTTTACTAATTTGTGTTGTTTCAATAGATTGTTATAAAGTAAAGCACCTCTCACATGAATTGGTGTTGACTTTTGATAGATGTCTTTTGTTGAAGAATACTTTTTAAGATTATTACAACTTCTAGGATAAGCAATTTCTTCTGGTGGTAACTTTTTAAAATGCACTCTAAAGTCTTCTATAAAATTAATCAATGTAGCCTCGTCTTTATTCATTATAACTTTTAATGCTTCTTTAATCTTTATACGACAAGGTGCAGGAGTTGAAGATTTAACAGCCTCAATACCCATGATTTTTAATTTAGGTTCATTTAGATCAACGCCTTCTTCATTGAATACATTTAGAATATATCTTTTCTTAGCAGTCCATATACCTTTGTTAGCAATTACTTCTCGTTTCATAATCATTTTTTGATCGTATGCATTAACATATTTTGCCAATTTAGAAAAACTTGAATCAATAAATGGTTGTAATTTTTCATTACAAAACTTATCTAATACTTTTACAACTTTTTTAGGATCAGATTTATCTTTAAATATTTTATTAACTACAGAACCTAATTTAATATAGATTGAATCTGTATCAGAAGCAACAACATAAGCCTCGTCTTTTGTTTTTAATAGTTTATTTAAATAACTATTTACATCACGTTCAATCCATCTAATAGTTAATTGGCCTGCCATTGTAATGCCTTCAGCGTGTCTTATATCAAAGTATCTAAAGTATTGATTACCGATTGCACCATAAGCACTATTCAAAGCAATTTTTCTTGATAGTTGTATATTATAATTTTTAGAAATATCATTTAGTAATCTTTTATCACCAGTTTCTTGATACAATGCTTTTGCCTTAATCATTTTATCTTTATAGATAACTCGTTCTTTGTATAACTTGTCCATTAACTCAGGAAGAAATCCTTGTTTGTCTGTTCTAAATTGAGCACCGTTGGGAGTGATAGTTCTCATATTTAAATCAGACAAATCAGATTTTTGATTTAACATATCTACTACATTAACTTTATCAGGACTATGACCGACCATTGTTTCAGGAGAGATATTGTATTGCATAATTAAATGTGGATACAAACTGTTTAAATCAAAACTTACAATCCAATCGTGAAAACCTACGATAGGATCTTTTACATATGCACCTTCATAACCCATAGATTTTTTAGTTTCTATTTGAGCAGGTGCAACAATATTTTTAGATTTTAAATGATTAAATATAATAGTGTCCCACATACGGACTTGACCAAAACAATCTTGATAATTAACTTTTGCTTCGTAAGCCATAGTTAGATGTAGTTCAATCAATTTCATTTTATCTTCTAGTTTATCAACAAGTTCTACATCTTGGATATTATATTCTATAAACTGTTGATAATCTTTTTGATAAAACTCTTTAAAGGTATCATAAGGATTTTCGTGTTTGTTCTCGCCTAGTTCTACTTCACCTATGTAATCTAGTTTATAACTTTCCCGTCTAACAAAAGTATGTTTACGATATAGGTCAAGATAATCTAATACAGAAACTCCCATGATGTCCCAATAGTTTTGTTCTTTATTGAAACCTTTTGCTGTCACTCTAGTACTTTGTTGAGATACAACTCCCCATGGACTAAACTGTAATATAAATTCATCCCCCATAAGTCTTCTAAATCTATTCATTAGAAAAGGCATATCAAAAAATTTAACATTCCAACCTGTAATAATATCAGGTTCATAATCTAACCAAAACTCTAAAAACTTTTTAATCATTGCAGTTTCAGTTTCGCATTTGAAAAACTTTACATCATTACGATCATTCACAAAGTCATTCATACCGAATACTATGATCTTTTTTGTAGTATGTTCTTTTACTGTAATAGAAATTAAAGGCTCAGTTGCCTCATCTGGACTTGGAAAACCATTCTCACTTTCACACTCAATATCAATTGTAAGTATTTTTATTTGTTTAATATCCCAATCAACATCACCAGGGAATTCATCTGCAATAAATGGATATTGATATCTTGTATTACCAAAATATTCAAAGTTAGAAACATTTTTATACTGTTCAATCCATTTCTTAGCTTCAGGCATACTTTCAAAAGTAACCTTACCTACATTGCGTCCGTCTAGTGTTTTGTATTTTGATTCTTTACCTGCTGGTATGAATAAAGATGGCTTGTAATTAATCCTATACTTCTTATGACTACCATCGTGGTTGACACCACGAACCAATAGTTTACCACGATATGGTAATACCGATGTATAGAATTTCATTAATTACTAAATTTGTTTGTTATTAAAGTTTTTTCTTAGAGAGATTAATTTTTCTTCTGCTTGAGAAATTTCATTTATTAGTTTATCCATTTCTATTAGATGTTGAGGATGTTCTCCTATTGCAACAGGATTATCGAAATAAATTATTAGTGTTGCGTTTGCTGAAGCAATATCAGATTGATATTTTGCCTCTAATGCTTTGTATAGTGGGTTGTTTACTTGATGATTGATAGCCATTGTTCACTCCTTTTAATTATATAATATATTATATCATATTTAGAATAGATTGTAAAGCGTTTATTCTAAACTATATTTGGTTGTTACTACATATTTTCTTGCTGGATTAACCATTACATTTATTCTCTCCATAAATGCTCTGTCAAATAGTATAGGTGTTCTGTCTTCTCTATCGTCTAATGTAAATTCTACTTCATGTAAACCACCTAAAAAATCTACGTCAAGTTTAACTACATATCGGTCTTCTTCATAGTTTCTTAAACCGCCAACTTTGATATCCTCTTTACGAATAATATCACTTGTAATAGTTTTGCCTAGTAAAGACCATTTTATTTGTTTGCCAATAACTTTCATATTGTCAGCATGAATAACTGACATACCAGAATTACCTGTATCAAATTTAGCAATGATTTCACCAAAAGGTTTAATTGTAACTACTTCTTTATAACCACATTCACTAGGTACTTTAACCCAATTCTTTTTTTCAGCAAAGAATTCAATAATCTCTTTACTAATATTCTGCCCACTCGCTTCTTCTATACCTTCTGTGCCGGGAGAAGAATTTACTTCAATAATAAATGGAGCATCCTTTTCTCTATTTCTACTTGGTATAAAATCAACAGCAGTCCATACTCCACCAACTGCTTTTGCGGCTAGTAAACTTGCTTCTATTTCTATTTCTGTAAGTTTGATTTTTTCTGGTTTAGAACCTAAAGATACATTACTTCTAAAGTCACCTTCAATTACAGGTCGTTTCATTGTAGCAAGTACCTTACCACCTAATACTAATACTCTAACATCATAATCAGTTTTAATATATTCTTGTAAAAGTAAATCAGTATCTTCATCTTGTTTATAAATTAATTGTACGATACTGTCTAGTGATTTTTCTGACTCAACAAACAATACACCAACACCTTTTGACCCTCTTAATGTTTTCATTATAACAGGAAAGTTTGTGTCTAGTTTATCAAATGCTAATACTGATTTTTCAGGATCATTTATCAAAACAGTTTTAGGTTGTTTGATACCATAATCAGCAAGTCTTAATGATGTTCTATACTTGTCTGTGCAAATATTAATTGATTGTCTGCTATTGACAACACATATACTATGTTTTTCTAAAGAGGATACAATATCTAACCAACTATCTTTTCTTACAACAGAACCTCTTATGATTGCAATTGTATCAATAGGAGAAACTTCAAAGCCTTTTTCATCTTCTTTATTATGCAATCTAAAAATACCATCTTCGTATGATGTATAACCACCAGAGAGTCTATAAAGATAACTTTTCCATCCTAATTTTTCTGCTTCTTCTTGCAATCTATTAGCAGTATGAAAAGTTTTTGCTTTTTCTGGTTCATCTGTTATAATCAACAACTTGTATTTTTTGTTGTCTTTAGCTTCAGATATAAATTCTTTAAACTTGGGCGCTTTCATTTTCTATTTTTTTACCTATATTATATTTTGCTTGAAGATCCCACTCGCCTTTTTCTTTAAAACTTAATACTTTAATTTGTGATAGAGGTGCTTTCTGTTCAGCAATTGAGTTGTTTAATATAGCGATTAATCCCCAATCACTTAATAGTTGAGCAATTGTGTTTCTTCGTTCAGCGTCATTATTAGAAAAGTCTGATTCTTTACCATCTAAAACAAACAGTTCTTTAAAATGCACTATGAAATATCTTCCTTGTTTGTGTAATATGTGGCAAGATTGAAATAACTTTTTATCTTTTCTTGACGCCACCCCTATTCGAGTTAAAGTTTCCCTAACTTTTAGAAAGTCATCTGGTTCTTTTAACTGTATCTCTAGCATCTTCTCTGGATGCCAAGTATTATTTAATTCGTTCATTTTATCCCACCTTTATATAATTTATCTTTAATCAATTTTAATTGATCTTTGGTGAGTATATCAAGAGCGTACTTTGCTTTTTCATTACTATATCCATAATACTCTTTTACCAAATCAATATTTTTTAGCTTATCTGCTCTCAAAAAAGGACTAAACCTTTTCTTTGATCTAATACTATTTAGTAGAAACGAGTATTGCATATCCTTATCTAGGAAGTGATTACGATTGACTTCATTAACAAGCATTATAGTATCTGAAAAACCAGACAATATCTTATTAATTATAAAGGCAGGATATTTTTTAATCCATTCTTTATCTTCGGACTTCATTAAGTTCGTTTTAGTGAAGTTTATGGAGTTGAGATAGTCTTTAAGTTCATACATTATTTTAAAACAACCTCGGCAGTTGTTTCTACCCACACTTTGGCACCACAACTTAATGGTTTATCTGGACTATAAATTACCCTACTAGGTCCTTTTATCTCTACCTCGTGGGCATAGTCATTTGATTTAGAAGTTTTAACTGTAATTACAGGCTCATTTAAATTATGTTTTTTATTACTTCTAATAATATGCTGATTGATATGTATTCTTTTAACTATTGGTTTCATTTGAATTTGACCTGTGACATTA